TTTCTGAACTAATGACAATCTCAAAAGTATTATCAGCACTTAAACTGTTATTATAACATTGTCCGATTGTTTTGGTTTTACGTGATCCAATGGGCGCACATGTGATCCTAATTTGTGGAAAGTCTTTTTCTGCGTATCCAGCCTGTTTAAACACCGTCTTAATCATACCGTCTTTAGCACGGTTTAGCCATTGCTCGCGAGTATCGTTAGTTATTGTGTTCATTAAAATGGTCCTCCTTTTTTTGCCTTAAAACCGTGATCTTTAAGATCTTGAATTTCAGCTTGCCAGTCTGTCATAACAGTACTGTCCGCTTTCTCATTCTCGAATTCCATATGTGGAACAAATCCGTTTCCGTCTTTTTCGTCTACCCAAATATAAATCATAGATTAAATCCTTTAAATTATTTAAATATAATTGAAGCATATATGATGTTTAAACACATTGCAATAGCTTATTTGAATTTAATTACATTTAATTACATTTAATTTCTAATGTGGTCTTAAGCATATATCATGCTCTCATTCTTTTGTACTTCTCAAGACCACACTGGACCACCTAACCTTGTGAATACCAGTGTAGACCTATGCAATAATCGTGCCAACTCTGCCTCCTTTGGGTTGCATGTGTGGTCTTGTGTGGTCCAATCGCCATTGTTTACCCGTGACCACATGGGGGGACCCCTTAAAGAGCAATAGCTATTGTATATAAACCCTCAGGACCACATGAGAAGCAATTCGGACTATGTTGCAAAAGTGTCACAAAAGAGTAAAAAGATTATATAAATATTAAAAAGAAGCTAGTTTTAGCTTGACTTTGCTCAGAATCGCGGTATGTACCTAAGAAGTTAAAAAAACTTCACTGGCCCCATTGACTTAAGAATGAAAATATGCTACAATATACTTATATTGAGTTACTTAAGTACACTTAAATACAAAAGTGGTTAACTTTAAGTGTTTAACATTTAAGTTTATAACTTGTACTACTCACTTAAGTACACTTAAGTAATTGATTTGTCTTCCTATCTTTATCAACTTAGTTGAAAGACGGGTTAAAGCAAAAAGGAATAAATATTTATGTCTTCTTCTAAAGAAGAGCCAGTTAAGAAAAAGAAAAGAGGTAATCCAGCTTTATATAAAGGGATGCCTCCCTTAAATCCAAATGGTCGTACTAAAGGTTCCCTAAATAAGTTTACTAAGTTATCTAGGGAATTGATGTCTAACAAAGGTCCCGAAATAGTCCAGAAAGTAATTGATATGGCACTTGAGGGAGATAGGCATTGTCTTAAAATGTGTATGGATCGTATCATACCAACAAGCAAGGCAGTCGAAATTACACATGACCATCAGGACTTAGGTATTAACATCATAGTCGAAGGTGTTAAGGCAATCGAAAGAGAAGAGGAAGAAGACTACAAGACAATAGAAGCTGAGTACACAGAAGAAAAGTAATGGCAGAACTTAAAGTCACATTACATGATGCTCAGATGGAAATATTTAAGTCACCCAAGAGATTTAAAGTTGCCTCTTGTGGTAGAAGATTTGGTAAAAGTTACTTAGCAGCATGGGTGTTAATTATTAAAGCACTCCAAAGTAACTCTAAAGATGTATTTTATGTAGCACCTACGTTTCAACAAGCTAAGGATATTCTTTGGTCTATATTGAAGGAAGTAGGTAAAGATGTCATTAAATCAGCACACGAAAATACTGCGACACTTACTCTGGTTAATGACAGAAAAATTTATCTCAAGGGTTCGGACCGTCCCGATACTCTTAGGGGTGTGGGTCTTGCTTATGTTGTTATGGACGAGTACGCTTCAATGAAGCAAGAGGTCTGGGAGATGATCCTAAGACCAACCTTAGCAGACGTAAAAGGTGAAGCTTTATTTATAGGGACACCAGCAGGAAAAAATCACTTCTACGATCTTTGGGTAGATGCACAAAAAGAGGAAAACAAACATGATTGGGATGCTTTTCAGTTTAATTCTACCGATAATACTTTTCTAGACCCAGTAGAAATAGAAGCAGCCAAGCGTACCATGAGTACTCAGGCTTTTAGACAGGAATTTGAAGCTACCTTTGAAAATTTCTCAGGTGGTATATTTAAAGAGGAGTGGATTAAATATGTTGATGATGATGAGTTCGATAGTATCAAAAGTCAAAAGCATGGTCATTACGTCATATCAGTCGATCCGGCAGGGTTTGAAAAATCTAATAAAGAAAGAGGATTAAAGTCCTCTAAGCTTGACGAAACAGCAATTTCTATTGTTAAGATTGCAGGGGATGAGTGGTTAGTAAAAGATATTCTACACGGAAGATGGGGTATCAAAGAGACAGCACAAAAGATTTTATACGCAGCAGAAGATGTCGAAGCAACTACAGTAGGTATTGAATCAGGTGCGTTAAAAAATGCCATAATGCCTTATCTTGAGGACGAAATGAGAAGTCAAAGTAGGTGGATAAACATAACAGATGTTAGCCACGGTGGTAAAAAAAAGCAAGATAGGATAGTTTGGGCTTTACAAGGACGTATGGAACATGGTAAAATAAAGCTAAGGAAAGCAGATTGGAATCATCACTTCATAACTCAGATGTTAGATTTCCCTAGCCATTTAGCACATGATGACTTACTTGACTCACTAGCCTACATAGACCAAGTATCTGTAGCAGATTTTGCACAGTCAATAGAATTAGAAGAATGGGAACCATTAGACGATGTCGCTGGATACTAAATTAGCATATAACGATCCTCAAGCTTCTTTAAGTTCTTGGGTTGTAGATAAAGTTACACAGTGGGAAGACCACAGAAATACTAATTATCTTACCAAATGGGATGAATATTATCGTATATGGCGTGGTATTTGGGCTTCTGAAGATAAAACAAGATCATCTGAAAACTCAAGATTAGTTGCTCCTGCAACACAACAGGCCATTGAAGCTACTGTAGCAGAGCTAGAAGAAGCCATATTTGGCGGTGATAAGTTCTTTGATATACGTGACGATGTTAACGATCAAGACTCAACGGACATTAAAGTAGTTCGTATGAACCTTCAAGAAGACTTTGACAGAGCTAAAGTAAAAGATGCTATTGTCGAAGCATTGTTAAATGCAGCTATATATGGCACAGGTGTAGCAAAAATAAGTGTGGACGAAGAAGTAGGAAAGAAACTAGGTGAGTCTGCAATACCTGATACTCTTACTACGGACACTGTAGTATACGAAGAAGACATGACTACAGTTCGTATTGATCCTTTGACTCCTAAAGAGTTTGCTATTGATCCATCAGCTACTTCTATAGATGAAGCCCTAGGTGTTGCTCAAGTAGTGATTAAACCTAAGTACGAAATAATAGAAGGTATGAGGGACGGAATATACGAAGACAAGCCTATAGGAAGTTACGATAAAGCAGACTTAGGGTTTGACGAAGAAAACGATTCAAGATCAGACGATGACGATAAAGTAAAGATTACTGAGTACTGGGGAAGAGTGCCTAAGAAATATTTAAACGGAGGCCAAGGTTCCCTAGACGATCAGTTTGACTATGATGAAGATGAGCTTGTAGAAGCCGTAGTCATCATAGCAAACGATTATGCTGTTCTCAAAGCTACAGAAAATCCATACCTCATGGGTGATCGTCCTTTTGTTTCATTTCAAATGGACAGAGTGCCTAATAAATTCTGGGGTAGAGGAATAGCAGAGAAGGGCTACAATCCACAAAAGGCACTTGATGCAGAGTTACGTGCTCGTATAGACGCACTTGCCCTTACAACGCATCCTATGATGGGTGTGGACGCCACAAGATTACCCCGTGGTGTTAAGTTTGACGTTAAAGCTGGTAAGACTATTCTGACCAACGGTGATCCAAGGCAGACTTTAATGCCTTTAAACTTTGGTCAAGTAGCACAATCAACGTTTACTGAAGCAGCAGAGCTAGAGCGCATGGTACAAATGGGTACTGGAGCGATGGACAGCGCAACTAGCGGAGCAGCTAACCCTAGAAACAACACTGCTTCTGGTATGTCTATGCTTCAGGCAGCTTCGATTAAACGACAGAAGCGTACAATAATGAACTTTCAAGAAAACTTTTTGATACCTCTTATTAAGAAGTCTGCTTATAGATATATACAGTTTGCTCCTGAGCGTTATCCAGCAGGAGACTACAAGTTTGTAGCTTACTCTACTATGGGTATTATGGCTAAAGAACTTGAGACTACTCAGATGATACAGTTGTTGTCTATGACACAACAAGGAACACCTGCATTTGGTTTACTTCTTATGTCCATCTTTGAAAACAGTTCTTTAAATAACAGAGAAGA